GACCGTAGCTCGCCAAGATCGCCGCATCTACCGTGAGACGTTCTTCATGTTCCATGGGTCAGGTCCCTGGCCATGTTACTTCTGCGGCAAATCGATTCGACGCAACGAACTCTATACCGAGGGGCGGAAGCAAGATCCTCATGTCCATCATGTGGACGAAGACAAAGCCAACAACGAGCCAGAGAACCTAGCCCTGGCGCATGTGGGTTGCCACTCCACCCACCATGCCAAGACATGCGGGCCGGGATGTACATGCGGACGCCACAAAACCCCTTCGGCTAAGGAAAGCCAACGACGTAGCGAAGGGCTCAAGCGCGCCTATCGAGAGGGACGCCGATGAGCGCCCTCATCGAAGCGCTCATCGTCGGTTCGGTATCGTCTTTCATCGGTAGCTTCATCGCTATCGTGGTGGTGCTCCACTACGATGTTGAGGGCTGGTGGGAGCAGCGCAGGCTCAAGCACGGCAAGGAGCTAGACCAACGACAACGAGAGGCGGCAGAAAAGCATGGCAAGCGCGGCAGCTAAACGACTGGAGCGCAAGCGCCTGAAGGCGGCGGAAGCCGTCTGCTGGTCCGTGATGCTTGCGATGGCCGTAGGTGGCCTGGACATCCCGCTGGAGGACCGCAAGTTCCTCGCCGACCCCATGGAGAAGTGGGTCAAACTTGCGGTCCAGAGCGGACTGGTTCGTGAGGACGACGACGGCTAGGGCTTTTCAAGATACCGACGCTCGATATAGAGATGTTCACGAAGACGATTCACTTCATCTGCACCGCCCTTTGGATCTTCATGCTTAGCTTCATGAGCAAGAATCCTTAGATTGATCCGGGTCTTGATCCAGTATTTCAAACGGAATCGAACGGCCCGCAATTTTTGCCAACGGGAAAGCGGGCGGCAATACCAATCCATGGCTTCGGCATGATTCATGTATTCAAGGCTGTCCTCGCGATGAAGATTCATGATTAGCCCTGCCTAGTCGGCTCGACAGACACGGTGAGGCCGAGGACATCCTCGGGCCGACCCTGCCTGCCTTTGATGCGAGCGAGCTTGTCCGCGACGGCTGCCCTGGCGTTGTCAGTCAGGGGACCCTGAGAGACGATGGCCGGGTTGCCTCCGGTCGGGAGGTAGTGGGACACCAGGTCCGGCTGCTGAGGCTGCTCGCGGCTCAGGTCGCCCAGTGGGCTCTTCGACCTGCCGAACTCGCCCTGCTCCAGTTTGGCGTGCTGCGCCGGGTCGATGTAGGCGACCGTGACGCCCTGCTGGTTGTACTCCGTCTCGACCGTGAGCTTGTTGATCGGTTCGCCAAGCTCGTTGGTGATCATCGCCAGCGTGGTGTTCGTCTTCTGGATGTTGTGGGTCTGTCCCTGCTGGACCTTCTGTGCCGTGCCGAAGCCGATGATCTCGACGTAGCCGAGGCTGCCTGCGAGGGTCGGGTCGTTCTCGTCACCAGGCTCCAGCGGGTGCATGTCACCGCGCACGCCGCGAGGTTTCAACTCGATGCGGCGGATGCCGTCCTTCTGGTTCTGGCGCTGGAGGCGCAGGTGGAACGGTGAGAACAGGAGGTTGCGGACGTATTTGGGTCCTTCGGCGTCGGCCTTGGCGACGGCCTCTGCCTCCGCCTCACCTGCCTCTAGTACCGCTTCCTCTGCCTTGACCTGCTTCTCGATCCACTCCTCGACGGGGCGAGCGAGATCCTCCGGGATGGGGAGGCCCAAGTCCTTGAGGCTGACGTACGTCTCTACGAGCTTCGCCCACTGCGGGCTGTCGTAGTCCGGCGTCTCAGCCGTTACCTTCGGTGCTGCGGGTTTGCTAGCGCGCGTTGTCGTTTTGCGCTTCGCGGGTGCTTTCTTAGCTTTCGCTGTTGCCATGGTTGGCTCCTTTGTCTATATGAGAACTGAACGGGTACTGCGTACTACACTCACACATTCTTGTGACGGCGAGTGTGAAAAACACAGTGCCCGTGATGATAACAGGTGATGACCAATTTGCCCTATTGCACAGGTCGTACGCAGGCCACACGCTCCGTGGAGTTCAAGGCGCTTGAGGTCTACGCCACCGCGCCGATCCCCACTCCCCCTCCCACCTGGGAGGTCCCGTTGCAGAAACAGGTCACCGCAGGATTGCCGGTATACCCAATTGATGGCAACGCCACATACGGCGATTGTACCGTGGCAGGGGTGGATCATCTTTCCCGTGCCTTCAGCGCTCTGTTCAACGAGCCGTACAAGCCGCCGACCGAAAAGGCGCTCGTCGCGAAGTACTTCCAACTCGGCAAAGGTCAGGACAACGGCCTGAACGAGGAATTCGTTCTGAACGAATGGTACAAGGAAGGACTCTTCGGAACGAAGATCGCGGGCTTCGCCCCACTGTCCACCACGAGCCTGTTGCAGTGGCACCAGGCGATCTGCATGTATGGGGGAGCCTACCTGGGCATCCGCTGCCCAGAATCAGCACAGCGCGCGTTCCAGAAGCAGTCTGAAACCGGCGTCGTCGTGCCGTGGACCTATGAAGGAGAAGAAACGAACGATGGTCACTGTGTCGTCGCTCTGGGCTACGGCCCGAACGGTGGTCTGCACTGCGCGACTTGGGGAGGCATTGCTGTACTCACGCCTAGCTTCCTGGCTCATTACCTGGACGAGGCGTGGGTTGTCCTCTCCCAACAGTTGGTAGAGGACAAGAAGGACACCCTCGGCATCAACGTCGAAGCGCTCCAGGCTGACCTTGCCAAGCTGTAGCCGCTATACTGCTCCGCATGTATCACCCGTACGACTCGGGCCTATTGCACGGAGGAGGACAGCGCCGCTTCAAGCTTCGCCGCAACGTCATGCGGGGCGGCAGTCTGAAGCACTTCCCCGACGTACACATCTCGGACCACTCCGGTATCAGGCAGCGCGTACCTGAGTTCGATCCGGCCCTGGTGCTCGATTATACGATGGCAGTTAGCGCAAACCGTCATTAGGTTTGCAGGATCATTATTACCTTTATCTTCGTCTCGATGGTGGATATCAAGTTGGCATTCGTGCTCGGGTATAAATCCACATTGTTCACAGCTGTCCGCCAAGTATTGACGCCAAGGGCGATCTCGATTTCTTTGATATTTTATCTTACGCGCTTTGACCTCTGGATCGGCTCGATATTCTTTTTCTTTCTGACGTACCTTTACCGGGTCCTCTTCCAGATTCTTTTCGCGGCGTTCTTTTTGTTCTTCGAGACACTGCGTTTTATGACGTGTGTAATACTTTTTCGAACCCTTTCGTCCTGCGGCGCGTTTAGCCTCAATGTTCTTATAGGGCATAGGTCAATTATAGCACAAAAAAGACCACCCGAAGGTGGCCTTTGATGAACTCGATAAAGAGTTTTGGAGACTAAATTCTCCATTCACCGGTGCCGCTCGTGACGCCCAGTCCTGTTCCCAGTCCTGAGATGTTGAGCTTGGCCGGTGCAGCGTTGCTGCTTGCCTTGACGATGCGGGACAGTCCTCGCGGGTTGAGGATGAGCATTCCGACAAGCTCGTCCATGACCCAACCCTTCCAGAACTGCTCGACCTGGTGGTTCTCCTCGACATCGAGAGAGTACATGACCGGGAAGACCCCGATGAACTCCGGCTCGGCGGCGAGGAAGACCTCACCCTGCGGGATGATGATCGAACGCTGGATCTGGAACTCGCCGAAGCTCGTGATGCGGCCTCCTGCGAATACCTCGTCCTTGAACCTGAAGCCGGTGACGTTCAGGTCCCAGTTGTAGAGGTCGCGAATGTCAGCCGGGTGGGCCAGCACGCGACGTGCCTCTAGCTGGTTGATTTCGATCTGTGAAACGGCGTTGTAGAAGTCGGCAGGCTCCAGAGGGTTACCTTCGCCAAGCAGAACGGTGTGTTCGTTGACGTTGGCTTCCGGTCCTGACGCTACTCCAACCGCACGACCACCTGTCGGCGCAAGTCCTACCGGACCTTTGCCTTCCTGTGCGTGCGTGATCGCTTCACCGAGTCCGACGATGGCCTGCTCCAGGAGTAGGACCAGACGTGCGTCCTCCTGCTTCTGGATGGCCTGACGTGACTCGTCCTGGGCGTATTCGACTGCGTTCACGCGGAGGTAGTAGAGGTCCTCCTTGCGAATGCGTGGGAAGGTGGCCAGCCTGAAGAGGCTTGGGAATGCCTGCCTACCCTCGAACGGTGTGATCTTGACCTCGGCGTCAGTGCTGTTCAGCACGTACGCGCGGCCCAGGTCGTCCAGGATGTCGTACGGCATGAGGGGTCCTCGCTCCAGCGTGTCCTCCACGAGAACGTTGCGGACGATACCCTCGTACCTCAGACGGATCTGGATCGGGCCGATCATGCCCTGACCGATGCGGCGCATCGCGTTACCCTTGTCGGCAAGGATAGCTTCGAGACGCCCGATCTTCTGTTTCTTGGAGAGCTTAGGGAGATCCTTGAGCCTCTCCTCGTAGTCGCTTGAGGCCACTACCTGTCGCTGAAAGTTTTCGTATGACATGTCAATGGCTCCTTAGATGACCAGCCTGAACCGGAGGACGGAACCTGTGTATTCCACAACTTCGCCGATCACGGTCGGGACTTCGGTCGGTTTGACTACGGTCAGGCGACCGTCTTTGCCCGCGTACAGCGGGACAACGGCACCTTCGGCAGTGGTTGCGGCTTTTTCCGCAACTTCGGTTGGGTCGAACCCCGGTGCGAGCAGGTCGTAGATTGAATCCGGTCCCTGCCAGGCCGAGATGTTGCTGGTGTTTTTGACACCATCGAACGTTCCGCCAACCCACTGTCCGAGAAGACCGAAGACGGCTTTACCGCCTTCTTTCGCTTCGCCATCGGCGATTGCGTAGTTTTCTCCGAGTGTTTTGACTAGGACCGTACCCGGTACCAGCGAGCCTTCGAACGAGAAGGCAGTCGTTGAACGGGTGAACGGGGACGCTGCTGCGGCACCGGCTGAGACTACGCCTTTTTTGTCCGTGGACAATGGGACGCGAATTCCGCCAGTGGTGTTACGCAGCGACGGGTCCAGGTAGCCGGATGTCGGGGTTGCCTGGGTCTGACCCTGGACGACCCGCAACAGCCTTTTCTGGCTCGTCACGTTGACGTTCGAGGCATCACTTCCTACTGGGTAAATGATCTCCATGTGATGTGGTTCCTTGTAGCGAAGCGTCCCGTGATTGGTAAGCTTCACCCATTACCAGTGACGGCGGGTCAGCAAAAACAAGTAGCGCTTCGGCTTAGCGGCTAAACAAGGCAGCGTCAGCGACATCCTCGGCGACCGGCGCATCGATGGACTCGTCGTCACCCGCGAAACGTCGCGATGCCGCCGTGGTCCGTCCGAATGCCCCTGGCATACGAGTGACGCCTGCCGTACGTGCCTGCGCGAGCTTCTTGGTTCCAGCCACCTTGACGCGGGAGAGCATGTCCGCCTGAGCGGCGATCTCCTCGTCCGATAGTGCTGAAAGCTCCGCGAGACGCGCGTACTTTGCGTCCTTCTCGATCAAGCCGAGATCGACTTCCATGTCCGCCAACTTGAGCCCTGATACGAAGTGCGATGTGAATCCATCGAACTGCATGTCACTGACCTCCGTGGTTACCGGGTCCTGCTGGCGTTCAACGCCATTGCCGTCCGTGCCAGTCCACTGGCTCGTCGGGCCGGAGTTGTTCTCCGGTGTAGCAGTCGGCGAGAGCACGTCCACGCGATCCTCGGCTTTGCCAACCGGGTCGGAAGGCTGTGTGCCCTGGTTCGCTGATCCACCCGAGAGTCCCGGCTGGTCGTAGAACGGCTTGGCGTCGTAGGCGTGGCGTGCCGATGAGACTCCGCCTCCCCATTTCGCCTGCTCAAGGCTCTCGTTGGTCACCGGGTCGGTGAAGGCTTTCTCGGTTCCGTCCGAGTCGCCGTAGGTCTTGGTAGGCCCGCTGTCCTCGGTCGTTTTCGTTGCGTCGAAGCCCGAGTCGTCCGATGTCTCGGATGCGCTAGGCAGGCTCTCCGTCTTGTCGGCCTCAACGTCTGTGACGCCGGTCGATCCTACGCCCAGTACGTCTACCTGTGCGTCGGCGGATGATGCTGCCTCGTTGCTTGGCTCGATAACCCCACCAGTGCCAGTGACATCGACTCGCGCGTCAGGCGAAGCCTCCGGGCCAGTAGGACCATCAGCGGTGTGTGTGGTGCTCATGGTGTCTCCTGTTTGGTTGTGCTTGGCTGCCTCGATGAGGTCTTGCGCTGTCCGCATGGCTGCGGTGACCGGCTTCTGAGGGCTCTTGGTCACAACTACCTCCTGCGGATCGTTGGACGCAGGCGTGGTTCCGGGCAGAAGCGGCTTTTCAAACTGCTTGATTCGGGCCGCTACTCTCGGGTTTAGCTTTGGTTGCCAACGCATGTCACCCATTACACTCGCGGATGCAGACGTATTTCTAGTCTGTAGGAATGAGCCTGGCTGCTTGGGGTGCGACTGTGGTCCTCCGGCAGGCGGCATCGGCTGTCCCTGAGGTTCCTCCTGGTGCTGTACCATGGAGTCATCTTCCTGTACGTTCTTCTGCGCGGCCTGCTGGTCATCGCCCTGTAGCTCTTTGGCCTTGGTGAGGTCCGGGTTGTCCATCCCCTTCGGCGGCTCGACGTATCCGCACACGTCGCATGTCTCCCCGTCCATCGTCTCACCGCAGATCGGGCAGTTGTGCTCCTGGCGCATCGTGTCAACCTCTTCGGGCGCTGTCGTCTCGAAGGACTGAGGCAGCGGGTTCTCCGCCGTGTGAACGCTCGCGCCAACGACGCGGGGGTCGGACGGGTCCTTCATCGGTCGGGGGTGCTGGCCCTCCTCGTTGACCGCTGCGCGGACTTCGCGGGCGAGCGCTGTCTCGTCGGCGGGATCGAACACGCCGCTGATCTCGAAGAAGTGGATGCCGTAGCAGTTCTCGTAGCTGCGGCGCGAGATGCGTTTGCCGTCCGCTGTCTTGTAGTCGTGGTGCGCACCCTTCATCAGGATGTGTGAGCAGTACTCGTCCGGGTTGGTCGCGACGTGCCCGCAGTGGGAGCACTTGCTGCGCTCGACATCGCAGCCCATGCTGAAACCGTCGAGGTCGCCGCTGCGGACGGCCTTGGCGTATTTCGGGAACTGCTTGGCGTCGATCTCCAGGAGAAGCTCGATCTCGGTCGGCGGGGCGTGCTCGGGGTCGAGGCTTGCGCCGGTCCAGTAGTCGTCGCCTGCTGCCGCGACGTGCTCGATGGGCAGGACCCGGAGCTTGGCGTCTACGACGACGCCGCGTGCGCGAGAGGGGTCGCTGTTGTTGTGGTCGATGAAGTTTGGCTTACCAAGGAAACTCTTGAATCCGTACTGTGGATCACCATCGGCTGCCTCAACGGTGAATCCCGAAGAGGACTCCTTGTGCCGGTCGAAGATGTCTTTCGAACCCGCCAACTCCACTGAGGGCCAACCATCGTTGTTGCGGTTGACCCTGGAACTGATTGCCCTGAGCCTGACGTACATGTACCCGTCATCAGTCCGGTAGTCGTGAAAGCCTGATAGACTTTGGAGTGAGGCTGTGTGAGAGCGGACGGGCGCTCCCTTCACATCGAGAATCTCTGAGTCCTCGAACGTTGCGTACTTGGTCATCGACATGTCAACTGTTATCACGCAGAAGCCTAAGCTTTGCCAGTGTGGCTGTGGAGAGCCCACTCCGCTCGCCAAGAAAACTCGAACAAACCTTGGCCATGTCTGG